GGGTTCGGGGGCGTGGCGCCCCTGAAGCGCCCCCCGATTAGATGTTGCCGAGGTTGAATGGGAAGCGGCCGTAGTGGATGTCCTTCTGGGATTCGAGCGAGTCAAACGCGGCGGATAGGGAGGCGTCGACGGCGGGGAGGGCGCTGTTGAAGGCGGTTATGGCGTTGACGAACGCGAGGTTCTGGTTGGTGCTGGTGATGATGCCCTGGAAGATGGGCTGGCCGTAGATTGTGAGCAGGGCGCGGACAATGTCCCTCTGGAACAGGATGGTGGGGCGGAGGGAGCCGGGGATGCGGTTGGGGTCGGCGCTGGCATTGCGGGCGTCGAGCGCCCCGATGGTCTCGACCACGGTCAGGCTGTTGTAATCGATAAAGGGGCCGGGGTGGGTGGCGGCGCCGACATTCTTGAGGGTGGACAGGCGGTAGAAGGGCTCGAACACGACAAAGTATGCGGTCAGGGCGTCGTTGATGGCGATGCTGGTGTCGCTGAACAGGTAGGTGTTGGAGACCGAGTCGTACAGCTGCGAGATCTTGAGGAGGCCGATGTTGAGCGCCTTGAGCTGCTTCGACACGAGGACGGCCAGCAGGGTGTAGACAAAGATGTAAAAGTTGCCCTGGGACACATCCACCGTTATGGCGGAAGAAGTCAGATTGGGCTGGACCTTGAAGAGGGTGGGCACGATCGCCTCGATGTAGACCGAGTTCGTCTCAAAGAGGTCCAGGAATCCCTTCAGCAGGATGCTGGCGCCGGAGTTGGACCAGAAGCCGCCGGCCGCGGACTTGAAGGCGGACCCGGGGTTGAACCCGGGCGAGCTGTCAAACTCGGTCAGGATGGCCGCCAACCATTCGGTCGTCGTCTTGGACACGGTCGCGCCCAGAAAGTCGACCGCCTCCGTCAGGGCGATCGCAATGAACTTGTAGCTGTAGCGGTTGATCTGCTTGGTATCGAACCCAAAGTCCTTGGACTGGGCATACAGGCGCGTGTAAAACACACGGGCAAGCGCGACCGCGCTCGTCGGCTCGGCGTACTGGTTCACCGAGATGACGTTGGGCTGGCTGAAGACCGAGTTGATGGCGCTGTTGGACGCGTAGCCCTTGAAGGGCAGTATGGCGGAGAACCAGATGGGGTTCTCGGCGAACTTGGTAATGATCCCGTCAATGACCTTGTTGAGGATATCAATGGTCTTGCGCCACACATCATCGGGTGGGATCTCACCACCGGCAACCGCGGCTGAGTAGGTGGGCGACTGAGTTACATTCAGCGCCAGCGCTACGAGGCCCGTGAGGTTCCTGAGGATCAGATCCACGGTCTGACCAGGGGAGTTCGACTGACCCTGGGCAAAGTACTGGAGCTGCTGGTTGGGGAAGGCCAGCGTCTGGCCGATGGTCTGAGAAGGAGCAAAGAGGGGAACGCTTTGAGCGTTCAACGGAGTAAAGACCGACATGAGATTTTATAAGATGATGGAAAATTTTTAATTTTTTTTTTTTTCTCTTTGAATTTCTATTGTTTATCCAAATGGGTTCTCTACCAAAAAATCTCGTTCAATGCAGAACTCAGAACCAAGCCCTTCAATACCTCAGCAAACACAATTCGGACGCCGTCAGAAGCTTCATCAATACCCCCATAATAAGCTCGGATAACCAGACCAATAACCAGACCAATAACCAGACCATCCTCCATATCGCCTCTCACAGAGGCTTTTCCAAATTAGTGAATGCTCTGATTGAAACATGTGGAGCCAATGTTAACTCCCAGACATCCGATGGGACGACTCCCTTGATTTCTGCGATTCTGGCAGACCGACCTGAAGTTGTTGACACTCTCCTGCGGCATGGCGCCGACATGAACATGACGAATAACCGTCATGAGAGCCCGCTCCATATCGCATGCTCCACTGGTTCACCCAAAATGGTCGCCATGCTCCTCGCTCAACCCAACATCAGAATCAATGCACCCGATTCTGGTGGGGACACGCCTCTCCTGATCGCATGTGTCGGAAATTCATCCAAAGTCGTCGAGCTACTCCTTGCTGACCCAAATATCCAGGTCAATCAGGCCAACACGAATGGGATAACCCCTCTCATCTATTCATGCCGCGCCGAGGATGACAAGATCGTCCGCATGCTCCTCGCTCACCCCAGCATCGACGTCAATAAGGCCATGAATAACGGATCATCACCCCTTATGGCGGCATGCTACAGCGGTTACCCCGAAATCGTCCGCATGCTCCTCGCTCACCCAGGCATCGACATCCATCAGACCGACAACGACGGCCGGTCCGCATCTGACTACACCCAAGATGCATCGATCCTCAACATGCTCCTTAAACCCTCCATGAACCTCTTAACACTTTTCCTAACCGGCTTAATGGTATGATGAGTGATAGGGAAATATGAGTATCAACATCCGTCCGTTGGATCTGGATCTTATTGAGCCTTCGCGCAGGACGTTCCGGGATCCTGATCAGGGTGGGTCCAAGATTGTGGTCATTGGCAAGCCGGGGTGTTTTGGGGTGGGGACGATGGTGCTGAGGTCGGATGGCAAGGCCGTGCCGATCGAGTCGATCCGTCAGGGTGATGTGCTGGTTGGTGATGAGGGCGGTCGGCGGGTGGTGCTTGATCTGTGCAGGGGGGTTGGTTTGTTTTATTCGATCCACGCGGTGCGCGACGGGAGGCTGATTGCGAGGGTGAATGACATGCACATACTGACGCTGCGCAATGTCAGGAACAAGACGGTTGTTGATATTCCCATTGGGGATTTTCTGAGCATGTGCGTAGTAGAGGATGATGGTTCATTCCGCAGCCCCACGAGGTTCAGGTGGATGATCTATCGGAGCAGGTTCGTTGCGAGGGAGATTCGTTTCATGATTCGTCCGACGGGGTTGTTGGAGCAGTATTATGGTGTTGTCGTGGACGGGAATCATCGGTTCTTGTTGGCGGACGGGAGTGTCGTGCACAACACGGGCAAGACGACGCTGATTGCGAGTTTGTTGTATGAAAAGTCGTCCATCTTCCCGGTTGGCCTCGTCATGAGCGGGACGGAGGATTCGAATGGGTTCTACAAAAAGATTTTTCCGTCGACCTTTGTCTACAACAAGCTGGAGGAGAAGAAGATTGAGGATTTTGTGGTGCGTCAGAAGATTGCAAAGCGCCATGTCGACAATCCGTGGGCCATCCTGCTGCTCGATGACTGCACGGATGAGCCCAAGACGCTGAGCAAGCCGATATTCCAGGGGTTGTACAAGAACGGGCGCCACTGGAAGATGCTCTTTATTCTGAGTCTCCAGTACTGCATGGACATCCGCCCCGTCATTCGCACCAACATTGACGGCACATTCATCCTCCGCGAGACGAACCTGCGGAATCGCAAGACCCTGTGGGAGAATTATGCGGGGGTCATTCCCGATTTTAATCTGTTCTGTCGGATCATGGACTCGATCACGGACAACTATACCGCCCTGTACATCCACAATGCGATCCAGTCGAACAAGATTGAGGACTGTGTGTTCTGGTACAAGGCCAAGAAGATCCCGTCGGAGTTCAAGTTCGGTGCACCCGATTTCTGGAGGTTCCATAAGCAGCGGTACGATCCCCGGTATCAGGAGACATTCCAGTTCTGATCGGACCCATGTAATTTTTGAATTTTTATTTGCTTGTATAATTCAAAATGAATGTCAGAACAAGTTATCCACCTCCACCGAGAATGATGCTGCCCCGTCCTCCTCCCAATTATTATGCAACCCGCCCAAACCGACCCATGATGCCTCCTTCCCATTATTACAGGGGCCCTCGCC